TTTCGGAGATGGCCACACGACTGACGGTACTTGCCACTACGGAGTGCGGCAACCCAACGCTTCTTGATCTCACGGTTCATGCGTTCTCCCTTGTGAAACGGGACTCGAAAGACAGGGACAGACCCTTGAGCCACTTGGCTCGGGTGTACTTGTTGGCGTTGGTCTTGAGGCCGATGAACGGCCTGACCAGTTCCATGCTGACGGGCTTATCGTCGGAGGTGGGGAAGGTGTTCATCAGTCGGCGGTCGAACTCCATGCGGTAGATGAACTCCTTGATCGTGGCCTCGGTGATCTCGGGAATTCCGAGGATCATCGTCGCCCAGATCATGGACTCACAGGTGGGAGTCATGTTCTCGTCCTTGTCCCAACACGCAGACTGATCGCAGTTCTTGACATTCCAATGAAGTGCCATGTGATTCCTTTCTTTCTAGGATCCTAGAGTCAAACACGAACGACGAACGGGGAAGCCAAGTTGATCTTGCCCTTGGCACGGAGGCCGACGATGCAGCCGGGAGTGTCCATGATGCGGAGGTCCGACTGGTCGCCGTCGATGACATGGAAGCCACGGTACGACTCGGGCAGCGGGTGATCCTTGGGCTCAGCGAACACAACGGCTGCGTTGCCGCCCATCTGCATGAAGGTCTCGCACTCGTACCAGTTGTGGCCGGAGAACGACAGGGTCAGGTCTGCACCCTCCCAGTCGGGGTTGAGCGAACGCACGGCACGGTCGAACGACTTGGTGTAGTCGTAGTTGTGCGCCGAGAACCAGTAGATCTGCGGGGCAACATACTCCCACGGAATATCCGAGAGGACATTGGAGCGGAAGGCGAACTTGAGCCCGTTGTTGCCGTGCTTGCGCCGAGCAGCAGCAAGTTCGTCATAGAGTTGCCGGAAGAACGCAGCCGGGGTCTCCATGAGGATGCGGGTCTTGCGGATCCGGGCCTCCTGAACATTGGAGAACCGGGATCGACCGGAGGTGATGCCAAGGCAAGCCGCCTCGCACTCGGGGCTGCGCCACGGGCAGAGTTGGTAGCCCGAGGCACCCGCAGGGGCAAGCGTCAGACCGTAGATGGGCACGGAACCCTTGGCCAACTTGGCATTGGCACCGGGCGGCGTGAGGAGGCGGCGGTGCGGCCTGTCGTAGGCGACATCACCGTCACGGTACGCCTTCCAAGCAGTCCACGCTGCATCACGGATGTCCTTCCAACGGGGAGCGATGGCGGTGTTGTTGAGAACGGTCAGGGGAGTAGTCACGGTCGTGTCCTTTCGAGTTTGGTCTAGTCGCTAGACCGGATCGGAGAAGAGGGCAGTCGCATTGCCCCCACGAATCAGTAGCCTAGTCGAGGAATCCGAATTGTCAATCCCTGATGTGGGTCTCGACCCCGACATCCACCATGCGGAGATCGTCGTAGCAGTCGAACACCAAATCAGCCAACTGAGCCTCGGTCTTGACATCGTCCCCGACATACAGGGCGAAGTCCTCGTCCCACTTGAAGTCCTCTCCCGGCTCGTCAATGAGGGCGATCCTCATGGTGACCGGGTCGGAGTCGAGGGATTCCACGGTGACCCACACGAACGGGGTACCGGAGGGTTCGTGAATGTGAACAGCCAACTTGTTGCTGAAGTTACTCATGGCGTGTCTCCCTTTCAGAGGATGTGGACGGTCTTGATGTCGAGGACGGGGTTTGCCGAAGCGACCTTGGCAAGCAGCCTGACGAGATCCTCCGGGGACAGGTGACCAACGACATCGTCGGTCTCAACGCCGAAACCAACCACGCGGATCGGGCGACCGTCCTTGTGGGTGACGAGAACCTCAGCCGTCTTGGAGCAACGCCTGTGGTAGTCATCGAAGTTCATCTCGCCCTTCTTGACACGGTTGCCGTACTCGGAGTACGAGAACTCGTTCCAGATCACCGAGACATGGATCCCGTTGGCGAACTGCATGGAGAACCCGTTGTTCTCATGGGCGAGGAGGTGGGGCTGCGTGGACAGGTCGTTCTTGTTCATGGCATTCTCTCTTTCTGTCTAGTGACTAGACTGGTTCAGGACTGACGATTGGGGAAGATGATGTTGTCGTTGATCCAACGGTACAGAGCCTTGCAATCCCGGATGGTGTTGTCAGCCACGGGCGACCCACCGACCATCTCGTCGCGATACTTGATGAGGACGTACGAAATCCATCCCTCGTTGATCCAAAACTCACGGAGCAGACGGACAGCCTCAAGGTCGAGTTCGATGCCCGAGCCCGTCTTCGTGGACGGATCCACGGTCGGGACGAGATCCTCAATGAGCGAGTCGATCCGGTTGCGGACCTCCAACTGGGAAGGCCCATAGGTGACCCGGCGAACGTCCTCAACGAACCGCTCCACAGCCCGAGTGGGCGTATGGTTGAGGTACTTAGCCGACTCCCTGCTGAGACCGTCGAGCCAGTTCTCCAACTGCTTGCCCTCAATCGGGTAGCCCTCGTTCATCAGGCTCCAAGCGGCTTCACGAATCATTTCACAGTTGCCAGTCATGTCGTTCCTTTCGTCTAGTGGCTAGACAGATCGAATCCGATCCAACGAGGAAAGGACGGATCTCTCAGCCACAACAGAAGATTACCATGGGATTCCCTATTGTCAATACCTTTTTGATCTACTCATTGGACATACTATAGTCCATACCTAGGTAATACTTCTACTAGTCTTCTCTCTTATACCTGTATTAGGATCTAATATAAGGACTATAAGGGTAGACCTAGGTATATACCTAAGTCAAACCAAAGGGGAGACGTCGACATGGTCGAAGAGCGTGACCGCCGGGATAGTGAACGGGATAGTGATTCGTGTCTAGCGACTAGAGATGACCCGGACTAACTGACCGGACGGTCTAACACCAAGGAAGGGTCGCGGTCGAACACGGTCGGTCGAATCGGGATAGTGAACGGGATAGCGGCGGCGCAAAAAAATGGCGACAAAAAAAAACCCGGCTGCCCACGAGGGGCAACCGGGCTTTGTCTAGCGGCTAGACCTAGGCTTTACTTACCCGCCTTGATCTTGGCGATTGCCGCAGTCAGCAGGTCGACGGCCGCGTCCCGGTTCCCGCCGAACTTCTTGGCGCGGGAAGCCAGAGCGGCGATCTTCTGCTCGCGCGTCTTGCCGCTCTGGGTGCCCTTGGACGATGCCATCTGCTGTCCGTCCATGAACTTCCGCGCCTTGCTGATGTCGATCTTGCCGCGCGTGTTCCTCAGGTCGGGCTCGTTCACCAGAGCGGTCGCGACCATCGCCATGAGTTCCGGCTCCTGCTTGCCGTGCGCGTGAACGATCTTGAGCCCGTCCATGGTGAACGGAGCGAGATCGATCTTCGCGCCCTGCAGAGCGACCATGGCGGACGCGCTCTGGATCCATCCGTAGCACGTGCTCGTTGCCTTGCCGCCCACAGCCAGAGTGGAGAGGAGGGAGTAGCCGAACGCTTCGCGGCTCTGGAAGCCGAGGCTCTGGTGGATGTCCATCCGGAAGAGGTCGCAGAGGGCGCCGATGCCACGATCCGCCGCTGCGTTGGCGTTCTCCATCTCCGTCCGCACCGTCACCGCCGCCGCCGTAGCCGCCGGGCTCCATGCCTTGTCGGTCTTGATGCTGCCGTCCGTGCCGATCACCAGTCGCAGGTTCGCCTCGGGCTTCTTGGGCTCCTGCGCCTTCGCCGTCTTCGGCTCCGCCTTCGGTGCCGCCTTCGGCTCGGGCTTGGCGGTGCCCTTCTTCGCCTTCGGCTGCGGCGCGTGTTCCGGCTGGGCGATCTTGAGTTCGACTCCGGCGGTGACGGTCTCGGGCTTCTTCTTGCTAGCCATGGTGGGCTCTTACCTTTCGATGCCTCTTCTGGGTCATCCGCCGCTCGGCAACACGCCTTGCATCCGGTGCCCTTCTTCGAGGCATCCGCATTAGACCATGGAGTGCCGTTCCCGTCAACCCCTCCGGCGGGATAGTGGGGCGTGATAGTGCCGGGATAGTGGCTGGGTGCCGGGCTCCCCAGAGCGACAACGAAACGGGGAGGGAGACCCGGACGCCCTTGTCTAGCCGCTAGACAACCCCACGCGCTCTCCATCGGCGGCCTCATTGCAAAGCCAAAGCCTACCCAATGCATAGCAATGGGCTTATGCAATGGCTATGCAATGGCGCACTTTCCCGCTCATGGGCAACCGGCGCACCCCCATGGGGGGAAGCGCGGGTCAATCAATCAATTAAACCCTCTCAGATTTTTTTCCCAAAACCACCCGGCTCTCCCATGTGGGACTCCGGTTACCCACACGGCCCCCGAGGGGCATCCTGTCTCACGGGCACTTTTAGATCAATGGGAGAGGCGGGGGTCGAACCCGCACGGCCTAGGGCCAACAGGTTTTGAGTCTGTCGCGTCTGCCTGTTCCGCCACAATCCCTTCTAAGGGCCCTAGGATGCCCTAGGATCGATTCCTTGGGTCAGGACGGGTCTGGAGTCATCTTCGTCGCCCGGATCGTTCTGGGGGCATTCTGGAGCCCGTGGCTTCAGGAGGTCCGGGTTGGACGAGAAGATCTGGCTGAGGGAAACCTCCAGAGTCCTGATCTTGGATTCAGACAACCCTAGGTCATGTACTTCATTCACCATTTCCAAGACCTCATGTAGGAGAGTACTAGAGTACATAGTACCCTTTAGATCCTCTGAGATATGGATTCTAGGAGAAGGAAAGAAGAAGAATTCACCAAACTCATCCTTGGGCATCTTCATGGTTATTACGGGGATCTCGTAAGGAAACCACTTGATGACCATGGCATCTCCCTAGCGTTTGGCTCTGTTGACCGACTTGGGCACGATCCGAAGGTTCGACATTCGATTGTTCCTTGGATTGCCGTCCTTGTGGTCGATGTCCTTGCCATCACCCTTGCGGACCCTGCCGTGCTTCTCAAGTTTGCGGCGGATCTTGTTCCGAGAAGCCCGATCCTTGCGGTATTCGGGGGTACCGTGGTACTTACGGTATTCCTCTTTGTAGTCCCGTTCCTTGGCCATTACTTCCCCTTCTTGATCTGCATCTTGTTGTAGGAGGCGTTGGCGATGGCGTATGCCTTACCAGCGGCCATGCCCTGCTTCTTCTCAAGGGAGTGGGCAATCTGCTTGACCTTCTTCGGGATCTTGGGCATTGTTGTTCTCAAAAGTGGAAGTTAAAGTTCTTGATTGCTGATGCTACAGTAAGAAATAACTGTAGCAGTTTCTTACCAAGCACGGCAAGACCAGTACCGAGCCTTGGTCTTGGGACCGGGGTTGTCGCAGTTATGTCTGGCCCGGAAGTTCTTCCGGCGACCCGGCTCGTTCTTTCGGATCTTCATGTTGGGGTCTCCGAAGCGGACCACCTTGGTCTTCTCCCCGTCCTTGACGCAGACGGCAGACTTCTTGTTGCCGCCGGGGGTTCGCCACGGCTTGTTCAGGGCCTTGCCCTTGCAGGGATTAGACACGCATGACCTCCAAGATCTCTTCGGGGACCATTTCCTTCAGTTCGCGCATGGCCTTGGCCAACGCTTTCGCCTCGTTGATGGAGTCCTTGCTCCTTAGATGGTCCTCGTACCTCAGGATGGCCAGACAGGCGTGGTGGACAATCAGGGTGGCCCACTCGTAGTCCTCGTCGCGCTTCGTCACATCCATGTGGTACCTCTGGGCTTGCGCCCGATGGCGTGTTCCATGAACCGCTCCAACTCGGAATCCAGCAGATCGGCCTTGCGGATGGCCATCTTTCGGTTGACATCCTGAGCCATCTGCTCCACCCAGAAGCCCACGGCCATGCTGAGGACATCCAGACGGTCATCGTAGGCCAAGGCACCCTTGGTACGGGTAATGCGGCTCATCTGCCACATCAGGCTGTACTGGAGGGACTTCTCGGAGGCGTACTGCTTGGTGGACTCGTAGTCGTTCCGGATCACCCCGGTATCGATGACCAGACGATGCTGGTTCATCACGGGCTCCAAGGTGTCAACGATCCGGCGTTCCTTCTGGATGTTGTGCCGGATCTCCTCCACCGTGCAGGGATACTGCTTCAGGAGGTACGGCTTCAGCAGTTCCGAGAACATGCCGTCACCGAAGTTCGACTCAACGATGATCTTGTTGACGGCGTTGGACTTGGCGATCCGGACCAACTGCTCCATCGTCCCTGCGTCATAGCCGCCACGGAGACCTCCCGCAGCGGTGACATACAGGAACCCGTTCAGCATCTTCACGACCGCATAGGCGGTCTCGTTGTCGCCACGGCCCGAGGGGTCAATGGCCATGATTCCGCCCTCGTAGGGGATCCACTTGCCATGGATGTCCATCGGACCGTAGTATCGGTCTCCGTTGAACCCAACGCAGGGGATGTCCTTCACCACATTGCCGATGTTCGCTGCCCAGATCGGCTTCTCGGGGGCATTCTCGGGGTTCAGACCCAGCACGATCAGGTCAGACAACTTGAGCGGGTACCTATCGGCATCGCTCAGGGTGCTGTCCAGCATGAACTGGAGGGCGAACCCGGTGCGCCCGTAGGACGCTTCTCGCTCCATCAGGTCAATCGCGTTGAAGCGTCGAGGATCGGTGGGCTCGCCCTCCTTGCCTTCGACCAGCATCGGGGCCAACTTGCCTCCGAAAGCCGTCCTAAGCCTCGCCTCGGGGTACCTTGCTGGCCAGATCCGGGTGTCGTAGCCCTTTTCGTGCAGCCCGTGGTAGATCGACTGCTCCGTCTGGGGAGTACCGAGGTAGATCACCTCTCCACCCGGCTTCAGGACTGCCTCAAACTCCGCGATGGAAGCAAGCAACTTGTCCCGCATCAGGAAGGTAGCGGAGTTGTTGAGACTCTCCACATCGTCCGCGATGATGAGGTCTGCACGGCTGCCCGTGATCTGGGAGGTGATTCCCTTGGACACCACGCTGGGAGCCTGAGAGGCAGGGGCAGGGCCGACATCGAAGGCAATCTTGGAGTTGCGCTGGTCTTCCCGAGGCTTCAGGTGCTGGCAGATCGGGATCTCGTTGATCAGCCTGAGGGTGAAGGTACTGAAGTCATCCGCCCGTTGCTTGGAAGCGGAGACCACCAGCACGTTCAACTTGGGGTTGTGCAGCAGCCTAAAGACCACATAAGCACTAGTAAGCCAACTCTTGCCCACCCCACGGAACGCTTGGATGACGCGCCTCCGGGGGCCCTTCTGGAGATACTGGCCGATGTCCAGTTGGATGGGTGTCGGCTCGGGCAGACCGAGGTGGTCCCACGCCAAAAAGACGAAGTTGCGAAAGTCCTTGAGTTTTCGTTCAAGTTCGCTCACGCGGCCTCTTCATCGAACGGCATGATCTGGGCAAGGTTCAGCATGGGCTGGCTGACATCCGGAGCGCAGTCAATGCCGTTGTCCTTCAGGAACTGACGGGCGACATTGAGTTCCGCCGAGGTTGCAGACCCATCAGCGATCTTCCGCAGAAGTTCCTCTGCCAGAGCGTTGTGGATCTGTTCTAGGAT